TACGATGTAGACGGAAACGTTGAGACTAAGACAGTGGGAACTACGGTGTTAACGTTTACTTATGACGTAGACGGAAATGTCGGCACTATTTCAGACGGAACTAATACAAAAACGTTCTCTTATGACGCTGGAGGGAACGTAACAGCTATTGTTTATACCTAATATGTGGTATAATTATATAGTTATTAGTAGAAGTAACAAAAAAGTATGGCAAAAAAAGACAAAGTAGTAGAACCTAAGTTAAACACTGATAAAATCAGGTCAGCGATCTCACTACTTGAGGAAAAATTATCAAGGGAGTGCGGAATACCATTATCGGAAATCAAATCAAAAACAATTTCCATAACTAATGGAGAATTACAAATTTTAAACAAATAATTAACATGTCAAAATCAAACACATTTGAAAACGAGTTGTTAGGACTATTGTTCAACAACACAGATATTGCAGATATTGGAGATGCTGGTGGACTACAAAACAGTGCAACAGCTGGTTCATTTTATATCGCACTTCATACAGCTGATCCAGGAGAAGCTGGTACAGCATCAACAAGTGAAGCTAGTTATACTGGTTATGCTCGAGTTGCTGTTGCAAGAACAGTTGGAGGGTGGACAGTATCAGGAGCTTCTGTATCAAACGCAGCTCAGATCGCATTTGGAGAATGTACAGCAGGTTCAGCAACTGTAACCTATGTATCAATCACTACTGCGTCATCTGGTGCTTCTAAGATACTTTATTCAGGTGCGTTAACAGCATCTCGTAGTATTTCAGCTGGTATTACACCACTGTTTGCGATTTCAGGATTAACAGTAACTGAAGATTAATATGTATCAATGCGATATTTGTAAAACTGAATGTACTGTAGACCATATCAATCCAGTAAAAATGAATTGCTCATGTGTTGGTGGTAAAGTTATCACTAATATCGATGGTCACGCATACGGAAAAAGCTCAATGAGCGATAATGTTACACATAATAACAATTTAACAGAACAATCAGCTGTTTTTGTAAAACAAATGATGTCTATGATATTAGGTGTAGAATTTTTCCAGGAAAACAAGTCAGAAATATTTGCCAATGAAGTAGTTATTGAAGATTCAAAATCTGGTCGAAAATTCTCATTTACACTAACCGCTAAAGAACTTATATGACATTTCAAGTAATCATAAACAAAACAAATCCAGAAAACCTAACCGTTGAATTATTTACTGATTTAAGAGCTATGACAGAAAGATTCAAAGCGTTAGAGTTAGAGGGTCAATTAATAGAGGTAACATCGGCAGAGATATAACTATATGGCAGGATTAAAAGGTATAAAAGAAATAGTTGACGCAGAACTAAATGGTCAGACAAGAAACTACCAGTGGCGTAAAGTACCACTGCAGAGTACAACTGCTGGTATTTGGTTTGATATGGCAAACGCTTCTGGTATGCCACCTGCAAAACAATGGTTCGATGCTGCACCTCTAACAGCTACACAGATTAAGCAATCTACAGATCGGGGAATATATCATGGTCCAAATGTTGCTCCTGCTAAAAAGTATCTAAGAAAAACTACTGTTTTTAATAACTTTGCTACCCCACTTCCAATGGCTATGCAACTATGCGACTACCTGTTGTACTATCCATCAATAGATGATTCAGAAACAGGTTTGCAAGTTATGGATAATACACTTACACTTCCACGATACACAGATGGAAAAGGTGTACAAATGATGGCGGTCACAACTGGAGCACGAACAGGCGGTCAAACATTCACTGTAACTTACACTAATAGTGATGGAGTATCAGGTAGAGTAACGCCACCAATGCAGCAAAATACATCTTCTGTTCTTGGTACGATTACAACATCAGCACTTACACCTACTAACTTAGGTACAGGTGGACCATTTATTACTCTACAGGCAGGCGATAGTGGTGTACGAAGTGTAGAAAGCGTACAAATGAACGGAATTGACGTAGGATTCTTTACTATTGTACTTGTTAAGCCACTAGCTGAAACATTTTTAAGAACACCTAACGCACCCGTAGAGATGGATCACCTTATTCACCATAATCAACTACCAGAAATAGTGGATGATGCCTTTTTAGGGTATTTATGCCTACCAAACGGTACTGTATCTACAATAACGTTCATGGGTACACTAAATGTGATTTGGAATTAATAATTAACTAATATAACTATATGGCAGGATTTTCATCATTTGACCAAATAATTCAAGCAAACGCAAATGGACAAGGGTTCAAGGCTACTTGGGGTAAAAACTTTAACCCAACAACTCCAGCGGTAGCAAACGAATACCATACACTTTTTCGTGGTGCAGGTAATCCAGCAGCTGATGCTATTTTTAACACAGGATCAAACCTTACCTTTCAGGGTGTTTTAGATAACACAGCCAATGCAGGAACGATTCAACATGGAGGCAACGTGCAACCTACTTATTATAAATATTTACAATCTTTGGCAGCTCAAAGTGCAGCTGCTACAGTAGTTCCTGGTATTCTTAAATTAGTAGACGTAGTTGGTTTCTATCGTGTAACGTCAGTTACTACTGCAACCGCACAATCAACTACAAACACTCTTGGGTTTGGTGATACATTTACAGCAGATGCAGGTACAGACATTATCACAATGACATCAACTGCGAATATTCCATCGAATATTCTTACTGGTACTCGTGTACGTCTTACAACTACTACAACTCTACCAGCGGGACTTGCTACTGCAACTGATTACTATGTAATTAAGGTAACTGATTCTACTTTCAAGCTTGCTACTTCTTATGCAAACGCTATCGCAGGAACAGCTATTGATATTACAGACGCAGGTACAGGAACTCATACAATGTCTCGACTGTTACCACGATATACAAACGGAGCTGGTGTACAAGCTATCATCTTCAACTCAAACGCAACGCCACTAGGAGCAGCTGTACCAAACCTATCTCTTGGTTATACAAACTCTGGACAAACAGCATCAAGAGCAACACCAACAGTATTACCTATTGGTAAAACAGCAGCTTCAAACTCTATTATTCTTTATACAGGAGCAACTGGAGTAGGAAAATATAACTACACTATGCCACTACAGTCAGGTGACGCAGGTATTGCAGAAATCAATACAATACAGAACTCTGTTTCATATGTTTCTGGTGAATATACAGTAGCACTTATAAAAGAAATTGCAGAAGTACCACTAACTATTCTCGGACAAACAACAATGGAGAACTTGATTACTGAAATCCCATCACTTCCTCGTATTTACGATGGTGCAGCACTTTATTGGATTTGGGGTTCAGGTGTAGCGACACCAGCCTCATCAGCTTTCTCAGGAACACTTAACTTTATCTGGAACTAATATGATACTAGGAAACATTGACCAAGCCAGCTTTAATCCTTACCGAAAGCTCGGTCATTTTTCCGTACAGAAAAATTATCGCCCTAGTACATGGTACTCAATGTACCTTCGAGATACGACTACTACTTCTAACTTTAATACAGCTTCTGTTCCAACAGGTACAGAACCTCCATACTCTTGGCTTTTAGCAATTAAAGGCGGAGAACTTTCTTCTACAACCTATCTATCTGGTGAAGGGACACTATCAGGATCATTTTTACTAGGTAAAACAATGACAGCAGATCTTGCTGGTTCTAGTGATCTTGTAGGTTCACTATCCGTAATCACTTCATTGTTAGCAGATCTTGCTGGTTCTGGTACTTTATCTGGAGATGCTAGTCTTGCTATTAGCATGGCAGCAGATCTTATAGGTGCAGGTGATATTTCTGGTGCATTAAACCTACTTATTCCATTAGATGCTAGTTTGACTAGCATGGGAACTATCATTGCAAACCTGAAAGGTTCTGCGGACTTAGCAGCAACCATCTATGTAAACCAGTCAGAGGCTACGGTACAAGACCTAGTAGCTGGTGTTTGGAATGCACTAGCGGCAGACTACAACAGCAGTGGAACTATGGGTGAAAAAATGAACGCAGCAGGTACTGCTGGAGATCCTTGGACTACAGATCTATCTGCATATAATACCAATGGTACAGCAGGAAAAATTGTTAAACAAATAAAGTCTATCGGACAAGCCAATCTTTAATTTGGTGACGTGAACTATTACTAATTTTATGGTCAATCAGTATTTAGAAACTACATATCACGCAATACATAGTGCGTGTACAATAACAACACTGAAATGCGTTTCGGTGCTTTTGTACATTATTTCTAAGATTGCATTTGGTGACGTAGACGGGGCAATTCTCATCGGAGTGGGTATGCTCACTATAATGGATTTTGTAACCGCAATAATGCGAGAGTATAAACTAAAAAGAGCAATAGAATCACGCAAGGTAATAAAAACAGCAGTAAAACTGTTCGTTTATGGGCTTATGATTTCAGCTTCCTACATAACCGAGGTGGTTATCGGAATCAAAGCATTTAACGTACCGATTACCGAGATCATGGCTACATTTATTGCAGTCACAGAACTTGTCTCAATACTTGAAAACGTTGGAGATATGGGGTATGTAATACCAAAGAAATTACTAGGGAGATTAAAAGACTTTAGAGATGACAAATAATATGAAATACACAACAGGTGCGTTAAAAAACCCTAAAGATTTGCGAGATATTTCTATTGCTCAGGTGCAAGCTCCAATGCTAGTACCTAAAAAACATATTACAGATATTTCAATGCTTCCAGTATTAGATCAAAAACAACTTGGGGCTTGTGTAGGTCACGCCTTTGCTACAGTAATGGCATATCAGAACTTTAAGGAAACAGGGAAATATGAGTATCTTTCGCCACGATTCATTTATGCACTGGCAAAAAGAGTTGATGGATATGCTGGTCAAGGTACTTTCCCTCGTGTAGCAGGCTCTGTAGCCTCTAAAAATGGCTGTTCTAGCGATTCTTTTGTAAAAAACGACACTACACTAGGTCATCAAGAATACATCACCGTAATCGATACTAAAGAGATTACAAACAATGCTTTAATTTATAAATCAGGAGGTTATGCGACAGTTGCAATAGAACCACAAGCTATTAAGCAAGCTATCTACCGTAACGGTATGATCACTATGAGTATTGGGTGTGGTGATATTAATCAATTCACAATCAAGCCAGGTACAAGTAACGGAAGTCACTCTGTAGCGTTCTATGGATACGAAGATCTAGACGGTGATACAATTCTCTATTTTAGAAACTCTTGGACTGATAAATGGGGAGAAAAAGGAAACGGTAAAATTTCAATGAAAGACTTCAAAGGATTTATGTATGACGCTATTGTACTAACAGATATTCCTAATAAGATTATTGAGGAGGCACGAGCCAAATATAAATACTTTACAGAAAAAGAAGTAGTTGGACTTAAACCAGACTTTGTAAAACTACTTGATACCCTACGAGGTAACTGCGGATTCCCTTTTAAGATAAATTCAGGACTTAGAACAAAGACAGAAAATGATGCACTGAAAGATTCAGTAAGTGATAGTAGTCACCTTTCAGGTAACGCAGCAGACATAGCGATCACCGATAGTGCTAAACGATTTAAAATAGTTTCAGAAGCACTCAAATTAGGTATTAACCGCATCGGGGTAGGAGAGACCTATATCCACCTAGATATTGATACAACAAAGCCAGCAAACGTAATCTGGCATTACTATAAATAAAACAATTATATGAACAAAATATTTTTAAATAGATTTAAATCATTTGTGTGGCGATTATCAATGATGATCATTGTAGTACTTGCAGACTTTGTAGCTCAAAACCTTTTAGGGTTTGGATTACCAGCTTATGCAACGATCACCATCGGTCTTATTGCAGGTGAAGTTAGTAAATTCTTTAATACAGAGCTATCAAAACTTAAACCTCTAGCGGTAAAAAAGTTATCCCCAACTAAAAAAGTTGCAGCCAAGAAGAAATAAATGGTAAAATGTAAATACGTTCAGAAAAGAAACGTATTGAGGTAACAAAAAAAAACATTGCTCAATCGGAAGTATGGGCTAGCACCGATAAGACTTGCTTTCTCATGGCTCGTCTACTCGACAGCGACAACAACTTATCCACAAGCACATTGTGGATTTTTTGTTATACTAGATACATGAAAGATTACACACACAAATGTCCAAATTGTTTACTTCCTAAAGATAAAATAAATGATTACTTCTGTATTAAGAATACAGGTTATTGTGAGAACTGTTTAACAAAAAGATTCAACGAAAAGAATAATGTACAAAAAAGAGAGTGGAGAAAAAATGATGTAGATATGTTCGCTAAATTTAGACCTCGCAACTTATCCACAGTCAATAAGTACCCAAATTAAATACATGGTAAAATAGATATATCCAGTAATGCGTTGGTAGAGCACAACTACCACTAACATGAAACGACCAATTAAATTTTTACTCATTTGGCTTGCATTGTGGATATTATCAGTAATCGTATTACCACTATTGCACAAGAAAGCAGAAGCTATTGAAATGCCATTTGAAAAACAACCTATAGAATCTATTGTGGGTATTTACGCAGATATGTATGGCGTAGACCCTAATATCGGTATGGCGGTACTAAAATGCGAATCAAAAGGTAAGCAAAGTACTGTAGGAGACAACGGAAACGCAAAAGGAGTATTCCAATACTGGGATGATACCTGGAAACGTCACTACCGAGAATTTTATAAACTAACAGGAATCGAATTAAGTAAAGATTCACCTGCTGATAACGCTCGTCTAGCTATGTGGGCGTTCTCTACTGGTAAAGCTAATGAGTGGACTACATACAGAGCCATAAAGAACGGTGGTACATATTCATTCTATTCAAGACAGTTGAAGAAACATTTTACAGTTAAATGTGAGCTATGATATACTAGTATTGTTTAGGATATATCAGTTATAAGTGTCCAAACTTGTTCTAATAAAAATCCACCTCTTACGGGGTGGTTTTTGTTACTCTACTTCATAGCCAGTGTCTTTAAACTTCTTCCAAAGGGCTAACCATTCTGTTCTCGGCAGTGTTACTTCAACCGCGTTCGAGATTTCAAATGAATACCTCTGGTCTTCGTCATCCTCTTCTGGCTCTTCTATTTTACAATCGCATATACCACAGGTCTTCCAGCATGTAACTGCGTCACCCTTAGGTACTGGGATAGTAGTTGTGTAAATGTGGCTTGTGTAACCACGAGTTCCTGTTCTACCTGTTACTTTGTGAACAATGAACTGCTTGTGATTGGTGTGCCATATAGCACATAAGTCTCCTTTACTTGGTGAGTTTCGTTCGTAGCATTTCTGGCAGAACGAAATTCTTGACATGATAAGTACGTCTGATTTTTTCGTTTCCATAATGAACTGTTTATATAATTATACTATATTTGCCTAGTAGTTGTAAATATTATATAATATATATGTAATATTCTTTAACTCAATAAAAATTCTTTTATGAAAACTAAACAGATCAACGATTTCATTAGGAAAAGAGTTGAAGAAGATTCTACGTCATATGACAAAGGCTTCAATCAAAAACTCTCTAATGAAATAAAGAAAAAATTTGGCGTAACGTTAGCAATCAATGCGATCCGTAACCGAAGGCTTCGCATGGGTCTAACTGGTGAATCGAAAGATGCACCTAAATTATCTCCACAAGAGAAAATTCTTCGTGACCGCCAAATTAGAAAACTACAGGCAAAAGACAAAGAAGAATCTTCAAAGTACAAAGAGGCACTTAAACAAGTGGAAGCTCTTGAACGTGAACTTGATGCTAGTTACCAGATCAAAGACGGTATTAAACCGTTCACGATCGAACACAAGCTATCAGTAAATGATTCAGAAGCAACTGCTGTAGTTTTAGCGTCAGATTGGCACATTGAAGAAATGGTTAGACCAGAAACAGTTAACGGTCTAAACAAGTACACTTTGGCTATTGCTGAAAAACGTGTAATGGAGTTCTTCCAAAACACACTCAAGCTCGTAGAAACTCAACAACATTCTGTAAAGATAGACACCTTAGTGATCGCCCTTTTAGGTGACATTATCAGTGGTAATATCCATGAGGAGTTGTTAGAGAACTGCCAAGTTACGCCAATCGAAGCTATTGTCATAGCGGAGAATTTGGTAATTTCAGGTATTAATTACCTTTTGGAAAATTCTAATTTAAACTTGGTAATTCCTTGCCACGTTGGAAATCATACTCGTATCACTAAAAAAGTTCACATTTCTACCGAGAAAGGGAACAGCTTAGAGACATTTATGTATCACCACTTGGCTAATTACTTTAAGGGTAATCCTAGAGTTACGTTTCAGATCGCAGATGGTTATTTATCTTACTTAAAGGTATATGACTTCACTATCTGTTTTCAACATGGACACGCTATCAAATACGGTGGAGGTGTAGGAGGTATTACTATCCCTGCAAACAAAGCTGTAGCACAATGGGAAAAGCTTAAACATGCTGATCTTTATTGTTTCGGTCACTTTCACCAATTTATTGATGGCGGTAACTTCATCTGTAACGGTTCACTTATCGGTTACAATGCTTTTGCTATCTTTATTAAAGGTGGATTTGAAAAACCACGACAGGCATTTTTCTTGATCGACAAGAAACGTGGATGCAAGACTGTAGTAGCACCTGTACTGTTCTCAATTTAAAACCAAAACACCGCACTCGTAATGAGCAGCGGTGTTTTTAATATATATATTATTTAGTTTAGTTCCCATTTCGGGGGTTAGTCACTTGTATAAGTGCATAATAAGTATATCATGAGTTGTAGACAGATGCAAGCATATTTAGTATAATGTAAATATGAGACCAATGCCTATATCCTTGCGTAATAAATTGGCTTCTAAAAAGTTTTATGAACAATGTTGCGTATGTTTTACAAAACCTGTTCAATGGCATCACAACTTAATCTTTAAAGGTCGCCAAGAAAATGAAGAATTTTGCATCTTGCCTCTGTGCGTACAATGTCATGACAAAGCTAGAAATAAAGAGTTCAAAGAAAAACTAGACTGGATTATGTGGAACAGGGCAACCGATGCACAAATAAATTATTATTCAAAAGCAATCAACTACAAACATGAACGAAACAGACTCAACAATAAATTTGGTGGTGTATGGATTAACCCCATCAAAGAAGAATAGTGTAGGTTTAATGTTCAGAGGTGGTAAGATGTTTAAATTCCCTAATTCTAGGTATCAATCATGGCATAAAGAAGCCATTAAAACGCTCAAAACACCCGCTAAATGCCTCAATAAAGTTGAATTAGTACATTTGACTATATACGGTGATACTAAGCGTAAATTTGACCTTTCTAACAAGGCAGAAAGTATAATGGATCTACTTGTAGACGCTAAAATTTTATTAGACGATAATTATGAAGTTGTTCCAAAACTTACTTTAGAATATGGCGGTATCTCAAAAGAAAACCCACGTTGCGAAATACAAATACAACTGTAAAAAATGCAATAAAAATGTTCCTATAATCTATTCTGGAAATTGCGAAAAGTGTAACCTTATGATAAAGTGATCCTATCCAACTGTTTTCGTTAGCTTACAGTTGGTAGAAACGAGCCTTTCTATACAGGGGCTTGTTTTGTTTTATTAGAATAATACCCCAGACGTGGGGTATTTGTGTACATGTGAACGTTGTGGACTTATCCACAGTCTATGGTGTTGACTTGTTTTTATGTTTTATGCTATTATTAATGTGTAAGAGAAATCTTACCAGTGAGATGAAATGAACTCTTCAAAACACTCTTTTCAGAGGGTTCAGAAGATTAAATTCTTCGGCACTCACTGAAAGGAGTTTTTTATTTAAACTTATTTCAGTACTATCTAACCAAATCCACACAGGATATCATACGGATATAAAAAGGTATGAGGCAGGTGTAACGGGCGTTAACGATGACGGGGTAAAGTTTTCTTTACAAACTAACAGAATATAGACCTAGCAAGACCATAAAAGTCCCAAAGGAATCAAGTAAAGTAGCAAATAATATAACTTTACCTTTGAATTGAAATGTTCTGTGCGGTTGGTGTATTGTTTAACATTATAGTTAAACATAGATTTAGAAGATTTATTATTAAAATTAAAAACACTATGAAAGAAAAACAAAAAGAAAGAACAAGTTACAGAGTTAGGGGGTTTAGACTACACGATGAAACATGGGAAAAGCTACAAAAGAAAAGAGGTGGTGTATCTTGGAACAAATTTTTATTAGAATTAGTTAATAAATAATATGGAACAAAATCTCCTTTTTGAGGAATATGAACCTATTAAGCAAGCATTAAAGATCGGAGATCTACTTTCAAGAATAAAGAAACCAGAAAAGAAAAAACAGAAAAAACGTGGAGGTGGTGGAGAAAGAGCTACAATAGTTAAAGAGTTTGTAGACGAAATAAACAGTGAACGTGGTACTAAAATGAAACCACTAACACCTAGATATATTGCAGTTAAACTTGGTATACTAAAAACAAATCAAGAGCTGTATGAGTTCTTGTCAGAATGTAGAGATTATAAGAAAAGAAATGGTAGTTTCGGTAAACGTTTCTTTGGTGGGTTTAAAATAAAAAATGATATATGAAACTTTACTGGCATCACAAAAAGAAAAAACTATCATACGATCAAGCTATTAATAGGATCTTATCTATAGGATTTACATCAGCAAATAGAGGATATGAGAAAGTTCTAAAAAACGGGAACAGATTACATATAATTTCTCACGCAGACTACTTTTCGATCCACATTGACGACAATAAACACAATGTTGTTGGTGGTGCGAAAGTTGATAAAAAACTAAGAGAAACGATTGCAGAATTGGAGGGTGATATGTTTACGATCAGGAAACAGCAATTTAAAAAGAAAATAGTTTCGCTATTAAAATTATTAATAGAAAAGATAGAAAGGTCATAAAATAGATAATAAAAGTTATCCACAACATTTTTTAGTACATTGCTTGCAATAGGTGTATATCATGATATACTCACTATATGAGAAAGCTAACACCTCTCATAACTAACATTATGCACGAAGAACAGATGGCTTACGAATACAAAAAGGAGCATGGAGTTTTTCCTACTTATCCAGTGTCAGATCAAAAAGAGATTATATACCCAGAAGACATGACAGACGAAGACGAACGAATGCTATTCTTACGATTTGGGATTGTTAAAAACAAAGCACCTAATACTCCTTCAAATCTTTGGAAAAACTTTAAATCAAATCCTTATGGAAACGGAGGCGGTAGACAAGAAGACTTTATTAACTTAACTGGTAACCCAGAATACTCACGATAATATGACATCTTTTGAAAAATATTTAGAAAAAATCTGTTTTACAATTTATCCGTCAGTACTTGATGATGAAATGCCAGACTTCTTTGACGCTTGGCTTGGTGGATTAGATGGAGAAGACTTAATCAGATACGGAAACCTATATGGGAGTGAAACATTTTTTGAGGGTAGAGAAGCAACATTACAAGCATTAGAAGAATAATTATGAAAGAAATAAGCAAAGCAATTATAGCAGTAATGAAAGAAGTTAAGAACATTGAAAAAGGGTTAAGTGTGGGAACTGGAAATTCTTCTTATAAAGCTATGTCAGATTCAATGGTTCGCAGTGAAGTAAAAAAGGCAATGGTAGATAATGGACTTTCAATACTACCTATTGGTGTTCAGGCAACAGTAAAAATTGACCGATGGGAAGAAGAAGACAGTTATAAAAAGGGGTTGATTAAAACAAAGCAGTCAGTATTTACAGAAGTTCATACAAAATACTTACTAATACACGAAAGTGGAGAAAGTATTGAACTTGCAGGATATGGTCATGGCGTAGACAGTCAAGACAAAGGAGCAGGAAAGGCTACAACTTATGCACTTAAAAACACGATCCTAGATACATTCCTAATCATTAAAGGCGATGATGTAGATACCGATAAAACGCACTCTGATGATATACCTGTACCGCCAAAAGTAAAACCAGTTGTAGCTCCTACACCAGAAGAAGCAACTACAACAGCATTAAATAAAATAAATAATGCACAATCAATCAAAGAATTAATGGAACTAGATCAAAAAATTACAGATTCAAAGTATATTCCAGTAGATAAAAAGATTGATTTAGCACTAGAATTACAAGCAAAAATATTAACATTTGATCCAACACAAGAATAAATTTATGTATATCAACAAAGCACTCATTTACGGAAACTTAACACGAGACCCAGAACTAAAAGTATTACCTAATGGAAACGCAGTAGTAAACTTTTCAGTAGCAACTAACGAGACTTGGAAAGATAAGTCAGGACAAAAACAAGAACGAGTAGAATTTCACAACGTAGTATTTTATGGAAAAGTAGCAGAAGTTATTAACCAATACTGCAAGAAAGGAAGTGGAATATTTGTGGAGGGTAGTATTCAAACACGATCTTGGGAAAAAGACGGAGTAAAACAATATCGAACCGAAATTGTGGGAAGTAATTTCCAGTTTGGATCAAAGCAGGGCGATAAATCAAATAGTGAAAAATCTGATACAATCGAGTATCCAGAAGATGAAATTAACCCAGAAGATATTCCTTTTTAAAAATATATGAATGAATACAAAAAATTAGATAAGTCACTAAGTGAAGACATCGAAACACTTAAAGAACTTGCGACTGCGATGAACGAACGAAATGCTTTACAAAAAAGACTTTCCTACCTAAATCAATTAATCGATGATAACAGTGAAATTAAAAGTTCTATTTGGACTACTATGCAAGGGGTATCAATGCCTATATCACAAATTACAGATGACCATTTGAAAAACATTGGTATGTATTTAGTAAAACGTGGATCAAGTAATCCAAGAATTTATAAAGAAATAGTTAACAGGTTTGGAGTAGAAGCATTACCTAGTGGGCTATCAAGTGAAGAAGATGATGAAGATGAAGACGATTATGAGGACATTTTCAGATAATATATGGAAGCACTAATTGCACTTATATTTTTAGGAACGTTCTTTATAGCTTTAATAGGATTCGTATTATTTCTATTCACTATTCACTGGTCGATCGGGCTACTGGCACTAATTATTTTACTAGCTAAAATATACTAACATGCAACTCAGAGAACTTATTATTGCGGTTAAAGAAAAAAACTTATCTAAAGACCAGCTCGAGGATTACAGAGACCAGATGTCTAACCTATTTGCACAAATGCAATTTGAACTCGCAGAGATAGAAAAGGAAGGTGCATTGTTTATAGAAAATTTTGCACCAGATATTGCAGCAGTAGCTCGAAAGGCTGCATGGAAGGCTACAAAAAGCGGACAGAGGGAAATAGAATTAAAAAGATACTGTCTAGCAACTAAAGAGATGTTAAACAGTCTTAAAAGCAGACTTTATTCAATCTACTAATGACACCTAGTGTGTCTACCACTGTTATGAGGAGTAAAAAAATCTGAACTTATCGTAAAGAGGATTGTGTATCATTGGGGGAGAACGAGTAACTGAATGAACGGGATTGAAACCGTAGGCAGAGCTCTAAAACAGTGAAAGGATTGGCGTTGATGGTGTAAGCTACCGTAGCCCTTCTTCCCCACAGGTACACAATGCAAAGACGACAGTTTTGATCTTACACTCATTGCAGTAGCAGACACATTAGAAACATATATGAATTGTAAAGAAGTATTACTAAAACACTTAAAAGAAAACCCAAAGCAATGGCATAAGAAAGTGCACCTATATGCAGTAGCAGAGGATTGGAGTGCCGAGACAGTAGGACGTGACTTAAGAGATCTTGCAGAAGAAAAAATAATCAACGTAGATTACTATGATGGAAAGCACGCTAAAGGACTAGCAATGTACTCTTATGATCATGTACCAAAGAAAAAAACAAGAGTAGAAATTATTAATGGAAAAGCAATCGTAACAGAATATTATGAATAAGCCAAAAAAGAAACGCAAACGATACGGAGAAGTATTTCAAATCTACTTTAAGAAGGGTCAGAGGCAAGACCTAGAAGACAGATTGCAACAGAAAATAACTTCTCCATTAGTAATACAATCATTAGAAAAGTTATCCACAGATAAATAATAGTTCATTTGTTTTGTCTATGTATCATGATATACTGTAAATATAGGAAAGCTAACACCTCCTATCTAAAAATTATGAAAAAAATCTTGATTATTACTGCTCTATTGGTAATAGCTATAACATGGATCTCAATATCAAATTGTTACACAAATAAATTAATGTCTATGTGTTCAGATCCAGTTACAGAAACGTTAAACGACTGTAATTAATTAACAACTAAATCACCAGGATTGAATAGGGGGTATAAACATGCAACGTAAATCGTTTTTAGGAGAATCCCAAGGCATTAAATTGCTGTTCGCGGTTCAAGCTCAGGTGCAAGTCCTTTGCCATGAGTACCTCCTATTCAGTTCTGGTGTAATAAATATATGTTTTTAAAAAACGACAAAATCAAAATACAAATTAAATCAATATTCGGTGACGTATTATTCGAATATGAATGCGAAGACAACACTATTGCAAAAACGGTTACTGAAGCTGTAAAAATCTCTGCTGACCTACGCTATGCTGACCTAAGCTATGCTAACCTACGCTCTGCTGACCTAAGCTCTGCTAACCTACGCTATGCTGACCTAAGCTATGCTAACCTACGCTATGCTGACCTAAGCTATGCTAACCTACGCTCTGCTGACCTAAGCTCTGCTAACCTACGCTCTGCTAACCTAAGCTCTGCTAACCTATACTATGCTGACCTAAGCTCTGCTAACCTACGCTCTGCTGACCTAAGCTCTGCTGACCTAAGCTATGCTAACCTAAGCTCTGCTAAAACAGATAAAAGATATATTCAAATAGCGTGTATTGGGTCATCAAAACGTGTTACTACATACTGTTTTGAAGACGACAAAATAACGTGCGGTTGTTTTACAGGAACACTAAAAGAGTTCGAAGTAGAATGTAAAAAAACACACAAAGATAACAAGCAATACCTTAATGAATATCTTGGTGCAATTAAATACATTAAAAGCATATCTAAAGATACTCCAACCCAACCACAA